ACAGAAATCCAAATAAACTGATAACGACAACATTAAGAAATATAATCGACAATCCTCGTGGACTTCATGATACAAAGGGACGCTATAGATGGAGTATTCCAGTAACAGAACCAGTAAAGTATCCTGAAAAGTCTTATTCGATTGACCCTTATGTTATGGGCTTAATACTTGGAGATGGAAGCTTTAGATATGATTTATCAAACAAAAGTTTTTCATTCTCAAGCTCAGACGAAGAACTTGTTAAAGCAATATGTGATAGACAAGGATACTCAACTTATAAGAAGAACTCTGACCATAACTATAATTGGAGCTTTGAATTGGTTAATCAAGAAAAGCACAAAAATGTATGGACTGAAGACATATTAAGCGAATACCCAGAATTATGGCAGTTAAAGTCAGAAGATAAATACATACCACAAGAATTTTTATTAGGCTCAGTGGAACAAAGATATGATTTACTTGCCGGCTTACTTGATACCGATGGCTCAATTGATGAAAAGGGCAGAATAGGTTTTACTACTATAAGCCCCATTTTAAGAGATAATATTATTGAACTGTGCGAAAGTCTCGGATTGACTTGTAACTATAGTACAGACACAAGAAGTGACAAATATACAATTGGAGAATGTTATAATCTACACATCCAGGCTCCAAAAGCGGTAAAAGCAAAACTTTTTAAACTAAAAAGAAAATTAGATATCGCAATTGCCTATACAAATAACGGGAAAAGAGAAGAAAGACGTGACAGAGACTCTATTATAAAAATTGAATCAACCGGAGAATTTGTTGATATGACTTGTTTTTATGTAGACAATGATGAACATTTATTCTTAATGAATAATTACATTTGTACACATAATACTCGTTCTATGGTTGGTGATGCGTGTAATATCGCTTATCCAATTCGATTTGATAGAAAGAAAAATAAATGGGTATCAACTGGTAGTTGTGAAAAAGTTCTTTATGTAATGACAGAGCAAGACCCCGCTGAAATTCAGACAATGATTCTTGCTTATCTTACTGGCTATAACGAAGAAATTTTCCTTTACGGTACTTATGGTGATAAGGAAATGCCTCGTATTCAGCAGGCTATCGATATCATGAAGAAGTATGAGGGAAATATGTTATTCGCTCATATGCCAGACCCAAGTGCGTCAGCAGTAAAGAATCTGTTCAGAAGATACAACATTCAGTATGGTGTTGAAAATATCTTCTATGACTACATCTTCTCTTCTCCTGCAATGCTCAATGAATATCGTGATTTAAAACTTCGCGAGGATAAACTAAGATAAAATGTCCTCAAAATAACTTTTCCGCCTCATCAGCGGGGTCACAAATAAGTGGCTATCGGTATCAGCTAAATAAGACTGGCGTAAATAGCGAGATGACGCTGCATCCTAAAGACGAATACGCTGACTAAGAGAACCTACGGTCCAGAAATGGATAGCAGGCAATACCGAGGGATGATTTTATTAGAGTAATAAGAGGAATATTACAAAATTAAGCCGATTACGCTAATAAAATAACCTGTAACGACTATCTCTTATCATGAGAGAGTAGGGGCACTATTGATACGTGCCGCCGCGGTGGTAACAATGCGGCTGAGAACCGAAAGAGTTATACCTAATGGTGAAATATAGTCTATACTTTTAGAAATAAAAGAAAAATATGGTTTGTCTTAGATTGTTCACAACAACATTGAAGAATCTTGCGGTTGAACTTAATGCCTTTATTATGAGTTCAACTCAGATAAGTAATGACGATGATGACAAGGGCGGATTCAGAGACCAGAAGAACATTCAAGGTTCAAAGGCTATTGTAAACCTTGCTGACTTTGCTTGTATAATGTCTCGTCCAACCAAGACAGAATTACAAGAACTGGCAGGATTCCAATCTCAGTTTTCTTTTGTTCCAAATCTTGTTACAGACATTTATAAAAACCGTCGTGGTAGATGGAATATGGTAAGAGTATGGAGTTATAATGACCTTGGCTGTTGCCGTAGAGAAGATTTGTTTGTAACTACCGCAGATATGAAACCAATAAAGGAATTTCAGGCTGTTGAGTTTGACTCCATAAATTATGGGGCTTTTAAAGACCTGTGCGACTTATATAATGAAGGCATTGTCTCAGATGAAATTTACGATGAATTTTATTCTGTTTCTGACATTAAGCCAGAAGAACTTATACTTGATGCTGCCGCAGCTTTCAATGATAAAGATGATATAAAGAGACGTGTTGAAAATAAGAGTTTTGCAGAATTATGTGCTTTGTAAGGAGTGATTAAATGAGTGATTTAAATGAGTTGGTAGACAGCTTAAGTAATGAACAAATTATCGAAATAATGACTCAGCTTAGCGCAGATAGATTTGAGGAAACTGGTAATGCAATTATCTTCCCGACGATATGTCATAATCATGATTCGTCTGATGCAAGTATGAAATTGTATTACTATCCTCGAACAAAAACTTTTCACTGCTACACAGATTGTGGTTGTACTTTTAATATAATTGGTATGTTTAAAAAGCGTTATGAGCTGTTAAATGTTCAATATGACTTTTTTAAAGATATCGTAATAAGAATTGGTGGTAAAGCTGGTAGTAAACCTCGTGAAAGTTTTTATCAGCCATATCACTCAATTTATACAACAGAGAATCATGAAGCAGATGTTAAGCTGCCAATTCTTAATAAAGGATTGTTAAATGCTTATAAATTTTATCCAACTCCTGAATGGTTGGAGGATGGAATTAGTGAAGAAGCAATGAAAATATATAACATTCTCTATTCAGTTCAAGAAAACAAGATAATCATACCTCATTATGATATGAATGGTAACTTGGTCGGTATAAGAGGAAGAGCATTAAATGATGAAGATTTGGTGTATGGCAAGTATATGCCCGTTAAATTAGAAGGTAAAATGTATGCCCATCCTTTAGGCTATAATCTATATGGATTGAATTTTGTAAGAGAGAATGTAAAGAAATATAAAATGGCGATAGTAGCAGAATCAGAAAAGAGCTGCTTACAATATTCAACAATGTTTGGATAGGATAGGAATATCGTTGTCGCCGCCTGTGGTAGTAGTTTCCATAAATATTAGCTTGACTTGTTATTACAATGTGGAGCAGAAAAGATTCTTATTGCCTTTGATAAAGAAGGAGAAACATGGAAAGAAAAGGAAGCCTACTATGCTAAATTAAAGGGCATATGTGAAAAATATAAGAACTATGCCACAATGGGTTTTATAGTTGATAATAGTAATCTACTGAAATTAAAGCAGTCACCTTTTGACTGCGGACCAGAAGTAGCGACTAAATTAATATCAAAGGGAGTATGGTTATAAAGTGAAGTATGTAAGAAAAACAAGTCATGATATTCATTCTGACTACACAATGGAACTGTTGAAAGACAGACACATATTGCCAGATGATGGCGAAAGCGATTGGTATTTCTATCCCAATGCATAGAATAATATGTGCGACCCGCTATTACTTGACCACATGGAAGAGGGATATCAATTGTTTAAAAAGCATTTGGAGAATGGTAGTAAAATAAGAGTTTATGTTGACTGCGACGTTGATGGTTTTACTTCTGCCGCCGTCCTAATGAATTATTTTAATGACCACTTGAAAGAAAAGTATCCAAATGTTGAGTTTACTTATCACGTGCCAGAGGGCAAGGAACATGGACTTCGTTCTGTTATGGATGATTTCAATGATGCTAAGATTTGTGATTTAATTATTTTGCCCGATAGTTCTTCAAATGACTATGAAGAACATACATTTTTAAAGAATCTTGGATATGATATTCTTGTTCTTGACCACCACGATGCAGATAAGTATAGCGAGAGTGCAGTTGTTATTAACAATCAGCTTTCACAATGGTATCCTAACAAGTCATTAAGCGGCGTTGGTGTGGTTTATAAATTCCTTCAGTTCTTCGATATAATGGAAGGCACTGATTATGCAGAGGAATATATTGACCTCGTTGCACTTGGTGAAATTAGTGATATGATGAATATGCAGACACCAGAGAATCGTTATATTTGTGACTACGGTCTTTCAGACATTCAGAATAGTTTATTCCGCGCGATTGTGAAGAAACAGTGTTATTCAATGTTTGGTATCTATGAAGCAGATTGGAACGATTCTTACTATAACAGTGGAGATGTTACACAGATTAAGGTTGCTTTCTATGTAACTCCACTTATCAATGCTCTTATTCGTGTCGGTACACAAAGTGAGAAGGAACAACTCTTCGAAGGTTTTATTGATGGCGATAAAGTAATCCCCTCAACAAAGCGAGGAGCAAAGGGCGAAATGGAGACTATAACGGAATAGGTAACTCGTAACTGCGTAAATGCTCGTTCAAGACAGAACAGAGAAAAGGACAAGGCAATTGAGCTTCTTGATATTCAGATTAGCAATAATTGTCTTGACGAAAATAAAATCCTTATTCTTAATGCCGATGACCTCAGCGTTTCAAACAATCTTACAGGATTGATTGCAATGGGTATCGCAGCAAAGTATAAAAAGCCTACAATGCTTGGTAGAATCAGTCCCGATGGTTATTTAAAGGGCTCTATCAGAGGTAGAGAGG